CCCGGGCCAACCGGCGGCAGCGCCCTGCAACGCACAGCCGGCGAAACCCTCAGCGCCCTGCGTGCGGTGTATGAGCTGGACGGCCTTGTCCGCGCGCTCGACTACCGCGACGCCACCCACATCGACCTGCTGCTCGGCCTCTCGCTCACCGCGGCTCCGGCTGGCGGCCCCGTCAACGTGCAGCGCTCCGGCGTGCTGGAGGACAACAGCTGGAACTGGCTGCCAGGCCGGGTCTACCTCGGCGCCAGCGGCAGCCTGACCCAAGCACCGCCCGCAGATGGCTACTGCGTGCTGCTCGGCGCCGCCACTTCCGCAACCCGCATCACCCTCAACCTGCAAGACCCCATCGATCTGGAGAACTGAATATGGCCTCTCGCTACATGACCCTCGCCAATGGCGTACGCAAACTCGTCGAGGCGTTGGTCGCCTCGGCTGGCGTGGCCGACGCCGGCAAAATCGTCGCCACCGGTCCGGACGGTAAACTCGACCAGTCGCTGATGCCGCTGGGTATCGGTGCCGACACCGTGTCCGCAGTCGCTTCCGAGGCGATCGGCGCCGGCAAATTCGTGAATTTCCACGACAACGCCGGCACCTTCTCCGTGCGCCTGGCCGACAACAGCAATGGCCGACGCGCCGATGGCTTCGTGACCGAGGCCTTCGCCAGCGCGGCGACCGCGACCGTCTACCCGATGGATGGCGTCAACTCCGCCATGACCGGCCTCACGCCAGGCGCGCGCTACTACCTCGACACGGCCGGCAGCGTAACCGCCACCCCGCTTGATGAAACCGACGCCCTCAATGCCAACAAAATCAGCCAGTACGTCGGTACGGCGAAATCCGCCACCGAACTGGTCACCGATGACAGCGACCCGGTAACTCTCTGATGACAGCCCGCCGACCTCTCGTCCTCGTTGACGGGCAATTCAAACAGCTGCCGGTTGGCGATTCTATCGAGGGGTCGTCAATGTCAGGTGGTCAGTCGGCCAGCCTCGACGGCCCGACCGGCATCTACATCGCCCAGACCGTGCAATTCCAGATCACTGACTACGACGTGTTCAGCGGCTACCTGGTGCAGGTCTCGGCCGGCACCGCCAGCATTGCCGGCAGCACGATCAGTTTCACCGCGCCCATGGAGGCGGGCAGCGTGACGCTGACCGTATTCGCGGGCGACTACCGGCGCGACATCACGCTGGAGATCCTGCCGGAGCGCCCTGCGGCGCCGGTCATCACATCACCGGAAGCCACCGGCGTCATGGGCAACCCGACGCTATCGACCGGCCCCTTCGCCCTGATCGGGCCGAACACCGACACCCATGCGGCGACCGACTGGGAAATCTGGACGGGGGCAGGGCGCACCGGGACGCTGGTCTGGTCCTCGCTGAACAACTCCACCAGCAAGCTGAGCATCACGCTCCCGGATAACACCCTCACCGTCGCGACGGACTACCACCTGGCGGTTCGGCATATCGGCGCGACGTTCGGCGCCGGCGAATGGGCGGCGCTGGCCTTCCGGACGGCTGACCAGTTCCTGCCGACCGTGATTGGCCAGGCCTTTGGCGGCGGCTTCTACGCGGGGAAGATCCGCTACGCCGATGGCGACTACATCATCATCGTCGCGCCCAAATCTGCCGAGACCACTCTGGCTCACAATACGGCGAACAGCGCGACCGCTGGAACGTCCAGCTACCACGACGGCCTGGTGAACAGCAACAGCATGAACAACGCCACGCACCCGGCGGCCCAGTATTGCCGTGCCTACAACGGTGGCGGCTTTACCGACTGGCACCTGCCCGCGCGCGACCAGTTGGAGTTGTTGTATCGGAACCTCAAGCCCGACACTACGGCGAACATCACTGGCTCGCGCGCCGAGGCCGGCAACCATGGTGATAACGCCAACAGCGTCCCGGTTGGCGCTTCGTATACGACCGGCAGCCCGGCCCAGACATCGGCCGCAGCGTTCAAGACGGGCGGAGCCGAGGCATTCACAGTGCCGACTTACTACTGGTCTTCGACTGAGTACGCCCCCAACACCACCAACGCCTGGCGCCAGCGCTTCAGCGATGGCAACCAGAACAACTACAACAAGGCCTACGCGTATCTGGTGCGCCCCGTCCGCAGATTGAAAATTTAGCCTTTGACCCTTTGATGCCCGCGCTTGCGCGGGCTAGAGCCTGCAGCTTGCCCATGTCCAAATCGAAGAACCTGCCGATCTACCGCGCCAGCTATGAGTTGTTGAGCCTGGTCACCGAGCTTATCCGTCACTTCGCCCGCGACTTTCGCCCATCGCTGGGTCAGCGCCTGCACAACGAGGCCGTACTGCTGGTGCTGATGATCTATCGCGCCAATGCCGCGGAGGACAAGCTACCCCACATCGGCAAGTTGCTGGAAACGCTGCAGGTGGTGGAGATGCTGCTGCAGCTGTCCGCCGACCTCAAGCTGATCAGCTTGAAGCAGTACGCCAGAACCGCAGAGCTGACCGCCGACATCGGTCGTCAGGCCGGCGGATGGCAAAAGTTCGCCGCGAGCGGTAACGCCTCGCGCAAAAATCATGTCAGCAGGCCCGCGTCGCCCGCCGCTGGATTGCCACGGTGATCCTTCCCGCGCGATTTATCTGGTTGCGTCCCTGGGCTGCGGCCCACGACAGGCCCTTGCGAAACCACTGCATGCTTGCAGCAGGTCTACGGGCAGTTTCTCGACTGATCGGCACGCGCCTTCGGCCGAGCGACGTGAAGACGCAACTTCGACTGAGTACGCCCCCAACACCAACAACGCCTGGATCCAGCGCTTCAGCGATGGCAACCAGAACAACAACAACAAGACCAACGCGTATCTGGTGCGCCCCGTCCGCAGATAACCCCGCAGGGGCCTGCTGACATGACCCCATCCATGGAGGAAATTGTGGTCGCCTACAGCGACTGCAGGAAAGGCAAGCGCAACACCGACAGCGCGATTGCCTTTGAGCTGCGCCTGGCGCGCAATCTGTGCCGGCTGCGCGACGACCTGGCGTCCGGCCGGTACCGGATCGGCGCGAGCCGCTGTTTCGTGGTCACCAACCCGAAGCCTCGCGAGGTGTGGGCTGCTGCGTTCCGTGACCGAATCGTCCACCACATTATGTACAACCGGATCGCGCCGGCTTTCGAGGCCTCGTTCTCGGCGGCAAGCTGCGCCTGCATCCCGGGTCGTGGAACGCTGTACGGCGCCAAGCGGCTGGAGCGCCAGGTTCGCAGCGTTACGCAGAACTGGTCTCGCCGCGCCTACTACCTGAAGCTGGATCTCTCGAACTTCTTCGTGTCGATTCATCGGCCGACCCTGTTCGGGCTGCTCGAGCCGAAGCTGGGTAGCGGCTGGACCCGAAGCATTACCGAGCAGATCCTTTTTCACGATCCGCTTCCAGAGGTCGACGTGCGCAGCCCGCCTGAGCTGATGGCCCTGGTTCCTCGACACAAGAGCCTGTTCCACGCAGCAGAAGGATGCGGCCTACCAATCGGCAACCTGTCGTCGCAGTTCTTCGCCAACGTCTACCTGAACGCCCTGGACCAGTTCATCGGGCACCGAATCAAGCCGAAGGGCTACATCCGCTACGTCGACGACTTCATCCTGCTGCACGAAAGCACCGAGTGGCTGGCCGAGGCCAAGGGGCGCATTGAGGCGTTTCTGGACTCGCGCCTGCGGGCCGCAATCAACCCGACCAAGACCGTACTGCAGCCAATCGATCGCGGCGTCGATTTCGTCGGCCAGGTCGTAAAGCCGTGGCGGCGCGTCCTGCGGGGCCGGATGTTGCCGTCCGCCATCCGCCGGGTTGCCGCGGCTGGGGATCCGGACTCCAGACGCAGCAGCGCCAACAGCTACCTCGGCCTGATGCGCCAGTGCGGCGCCTTCCGAGAGCGAGCAGATATCGCACGCCTCATGCTGCGCCACGGGCACCCCGTTGACGCCAAGTTTACCCGCGCCTACGCGCACGCTGGAGACCTGTAAATGCGCTACTTGAATTTCACCTACGTCGATGCAGTGACGGGTCGCCCAGTCAGCGAGACCGCCGCGCGCAACGGCCCGAAAATGCCCGCGGTTGCCGGCTTGCAGTTCGGCTTCGCGCTTGAATCGCTGTACCCGGCCGCCGTGCCGTCGCTGTACGGAACGTGCGAGGACGGCGCCTCGCTGGATGTGCCTGGCGTGCTTGGCGAGCTGACGCTTGAGCAGTACGAGGCTGCTCGCGAGACCGAGATGGCCAGTCGCCTGACGCAAGCGAAGGTCGCGGCCATCGCAGCAAACAATGCGGCGTACGAGGCCGCCATCGCCCTGATGACGGCTGACTACCCGTCCTCCGAAATCGCCACCTGGGAGCGGCAGCGGGCCGAAGCATTGGCCTGGGAAGCGGACCCGGCAGCGCCGACGCCATGGATTGATCTGGCGGCCTCTGCCCGCGGCCTGGACCGCGATCAGTACCTGTCTCGGACGCTGGCCAAGGTGCAGGCTTTCGCGCGTGCTTCCGCGTGGCTGACAGGGCTGAGGCAGGGCGCAGACGACGCAATCCGCGCAGCCGATTCAGTCGCAGCGGTGCACGCCGTCGCCATCGATTACACCTTGCCGGAGAGCGCCGCATGACCATCCAGCTTGCATTGCGAAAGCACGACACACGCATCGCCGCCCGCGCCCCGAGGGCGCTGCGACTGATCCCAGTGGACTAATACGGCCGTGAGTGCGGGCCTTTTTTTGTCCGCAAGCCAGCTCGGCTTGGCCCTCACGCGTCGATGGCATAGTGCCATGCGGCTCCCTCGGTTCCATGACGACGCTCAAGAACCCCTGCCTGCCGATACATACACCCAGCCCGCCCTGCGCGGGCTTTTTTCGCCTGGAGAAAACCATGACACTCTCTGAAATACGGGAGCGAGCCATAGCGCCCGCTCTCGCGCTGCTGCCTGCGCGGATGTCGAGCCGAGAGGCCGAGATCATGTTGCTGGCTATCGGGCTGCAGGAATCGCTTTTTGTCCACCGCCGCCAGATGGGCAACGGCCCGGCCCGGTCATTCTGGCAGGGTGAGCTAGGCGGCGGGATGGTGGCTGGCGTTCGCACGCATGAGGCCACCAAAGCCCATGCCGCTGCGCTGTACCGTGCGCGTGGCGTTGCGCCGGACAACCGATCTATCTGGACTGCCATCGAGCATGACGACGTGCTCGCAGCTGGCCTGGCTCGCCTGCTGCTGTGGAGCGACCCAGGCCGCCTGCCGAGCGAGGATGACGTGGAAGGCGCCTGGCGGTTGTACCTGAAGACGTGGCGCCCCGGCGCATACGACCGCGGCACAGCCGAGCAGCGCGCAGAGCTCCGCGCAAAGTGGGGACGGAACTACGCCGCTGCGGCTCGCGAGGTGATGCGATGATCGCCCTGCTCAAGCAGTACAAGCTGATCGCCCTGGGAGCCGCTGTGCTTGCGCTGATGGCGCTTTCTGCTGCAGGGGCGTGGCAGTGGCAGGGGAACGCCTACGGTAAGCAGCTGGCCGATCAGGCGAAGGCTCACGAGACATTCCTGCGCCAAGTTGCCGAGGCCAATGCCGCGGTGATCCTCAAGCAGCAGGCCGACCGCCTCGTTCTCGAGCAGCGCCTGGCCAAGGCCGACCAACAATCAACCGAGAAACTGACCCATGCACTCACCGAAAACGATCGTCTTGAGCGTCTGTATAGCTCTGCTGACGATGAGCGTCGCAGCCTGCGGATCGAAGTCACCCTCGCCCGTAATGACGCCGTCGTGTCCGCCGCCACCAGCTCCGGCAGCGTGGGCGATGCAGCCAGCGTCGAACTCAGTGCAGCAGCTGGACGCGCTGTTTGGAATATCCGCCGATCAATGATCGATGACCAGGCGAAGCTGGCCTATCTGCAGGAGTGGGCGAGGGAAGTAACGAAGGGGAATTGAGATTGCCCGGACGGGCTGAGATAGGGGAAATTCCTTCCCCAAAACGCAAACGTAAGTGTTTGATTCTATTGGCGCGGGAGATTGCGCAAAAGAGCGGATTTCTGAGCGTGGAAACTGGCCGAAAGCCGCGCGGCACTAGGCGTTGAGCCTGATCCGTGCGGCGTCCCAGGCTTTGATTCCGTATAGGCACAACCGCTGATCGGGTTCGGACATGGGCGACTCTCCAAGGCTCCTGCAAAACTGGACGGCGGATTATGCCACGGCTTGCCTGCCGATGGAGGCGGAGCGTGGCGTTGTTGCCCGCATCGTCCTTGGGGCGGCGTCTGGGTGTTCGTAGCTCAGTCTCGTCCCGTTGCGCCCAGGGCATGCTGGATCGCCTGCACATCCTGAGGCCGCACCACACGCCCCAGCTCCTGGCCTCTGTCCAACAGAATCAGCGTAGGCCACAACTTGACCCGGAATGAGCGTCCGAGCGGTCGGCCCGGGCCGTCTTCTATCTTCAGATGGCGGATGCCCGAGCGGTCGGTCAGCGCCTTGCCAATCAGCAGCTGGGCGGCGCGGCAGTGGCCACACCAGGCGGTGCCGAATTCCAGCAGCACGGGGCCTTCCAGCGCGTCCACCTCGGCGCGGCTCGGTTCAATGTTCGCGTAGTGTTCGGTCATTTCCAC